GAATCCTCGATCGTGTGGGTCTTTCCGTCGGACTTCCGATCGCCGTTGACGTAGATCGGCACGTTTACCGGGAACGCCGCCGCGTTCGTACCGCTCGTGTCGTCGGCGTATTTCAGATCCAGCTTCAGATCCGCGACGTTGCCCATCTTTGCGACCGCGCGGATGACGATCCCGATGACTCCAGGCGTCGGAGCCAGATATGCCCCGGTGCCGGTTCCGGTACCTTGCGGGCCGATCAGCACGCGGGAGCGAAAACGTTCAGCCAGTTGCGTGATCATAGGTTATCAAACCTCCTGAGATATGGATTCAGCCGCCCGGTATGGGCGGCCGTCATCAGCTGCGAGTTGCCAGCGCAATGAAGGAGCTGCGCTTGTTGTTGCTGTTCTTGATCTTGAGATCCTTGTTCCGCTTCGGCATGCCGTTTGCGCGGAAAATGAACCGGAAGCAGTTCTCGGCCGTCAGGAACTGGACGTGGATCGACGTGGCCGCGTCGACGCCGCCCTTGTACGCCAGCATGTATTGACTCAGGTCTGCGAAGATGATGTCGCCGACATCACCCAGTTCAGAGCAGTGGTCGGTATCGACGATCTGACGGCCGCGCAGCCGATCCAGCGAACCTTCCTGCGTAGCCGGCAGGTAGACGGGTACGCCACCCGTGCCGACCGGGAACTCGAGGAAATCGAATTGCTCGTGTGCATCCGGATGTGCGAGCCACACCGAGTTGGCCTTGTTGAGCTGTCGGTGGTACATCTTCGACAGGTTTGCCCAGTTGACAGTTCCAGCACTTTGATTGGATTCCTTCGGCACCGTGACCAGCGCCCCGCTGTTCAGGATGCCGAGCGGCTTGCCGACGCCGTCGCCGGCGATGATCGCACCCTCCAGTTCGCGCTGGATGGCCGTTTGGAACGCCCGGGTGTACAGATCGTTGATGAAGCTCGAATCCGAATCGAGCTCATAGGTTGCATACGCGAAGCCCATGAGCTTCTCGAGCTCGAGCTTCTTCTCCTGAAGCTTCGGATGCGACGCAGCTACCGTGGTAGCTTCAGCAGCCCAGTAGACGCGGACGCCGCCGAACACCGACGTGCTGACATCGTCTTCGTCGATATCCACCCACTTGACCGCGTTCGAGCCGTCTTTCACCTCGTAGCTGTCCACGAGCGGCAGGATGTTCCCCGCCTTCGCCGCGGACTCCATCATGAGGCCGGCAAAATCGGTTTGCACGGCGAACCCGCCGTCTGCGCCGACGCCTTCATTGCCGCCCATGGCGTTCTGGACCGTGCGCAGGCGGTCCGTCACGACGCCTTGCGCCGCCAGCTTCACATCGCGGAGCTGCTCGACCAGGTTCTTGTACGGCTTCGGCATCGGCTCGTTGACCGACTCCAGCACCGGCCGGTTGACCGGCTTCCGGTCGTCAGCTTCGCGCTGCGCCTGCTTCTGCAGGATCGCGATCTGCTTCTCGTTGTTGTCATACTCCTTCTCCATCGCCTCATAGTTGGCGATGTCCTCGTCGGACATGGTGTCCTTGTCGGCCAGGGCGCGCATGTCTTTCAGCAGCGCATCCTGCCTGGCCAACAGCTTCTGCAGTTTTTCGTTCATCTTGTCCCATACCTCCTGAAAGATTTTTCGCGCACGCTCACGCGCCGCTGTATATCGAAAACCCGGCAGTTGACCGGGTTTTCTTCGGGTTGATTCTGCGNCGGCTCATCCGGCTCTTTGGTTTGTCGCATCTTCTGCCATTGCTCAAAAAACCGCTGCATGGCAGCCGATGCGCTGTTCTGGATCGCCAATCGGCTGATCGAATACGCCGCGCTGATCCCTTCTGTCTCGTTGTCAGAATGCAGAATGCCGTCGGCGAAACCTTCGGCCACAGCCTTCCGAGCGGACATCCATTCCTCGTTGTCCATCATCTGCGAGATCTCTTCGCGCGACTTCGACTTCACGCGGGTCTGGTAGATGTTGAGAATCGCCTCCTTGACCTCGTCAAGGGCGTCCGCAGCATGCCGCATGTCTTTGGCTTCGCCCTGCGTCCAGGTCCACGGATTGTGGATCATCATGATACTGCCGGGCGACATCAGGATCTCGTCTCCGGCCATGGCGATCAGCGACGCCGCGGAGACGGCCTTGCCGTCAATCTTGACGGTTACGCGCCCCCGATGCTCCTTGAGCGCGTTATAAATCCCCACGCCTGCGAACACGTCACCGCCCCAGCTGTCGATCCAGACCGTGATGTTCTTGCCCTTGTGCTCGGACAGTGCCTTGCGGAACTTGTTCGGTGCCGCATGCGGCTCGTCAAACCACTCATACAACCATGCCCAGCCGTCCTCAACGATCTCGCCGTCAATTCGCAGCTCCACTTCCGCATCAGAGAGATTTCTGAAACTCCAGAACGGCACGTTACGCCACCTCCTTCTCCCGAATCATCTTGTAGATCTCCTCGACGAGCATCTCGTACTCGCGTTCCGGCTGCCCGGCCTCCCGCATATTGGCCGGCTCCAAATAGATGTCGCCGTTCGGAATCGGGCTCATATTCTCGAGCCGGCGGATGTCGTTGACGCTGAGCCATCCCCACTGCCGGCCGTAGGCATACGCCTGGGCTCGGCTCATGGCATCACCGCGAAGCAGCCCATCGATCTTGAATTCCACGTAAAAACCGGCCTTTCGTTCGGCCGGCGTAAGGAGTTGCATGTTGATGTTTTCCTCCCAGCGCTTGAACCACGGGAGCATCGTGTACATCACAAACTCAAGCGACTGGTGCTCGATGTTGTTGTTGGTTGCCCGGTCGAGGTTCTGGATCAAATGCAGCGGCACCCGGTAGATTCGCGCGATGTCCTCGACCTGAAATTTCTTGTTCTCGATGAGCTGTGCGTCCGCCGGATTGATGACGAACGGAATAAATTTCCCGCCGTTCTCAAGGATGATCGGTTTGCCGGTGTTCCGCATGCCGCGGTAATTCTTCTCGAAGTCCTCCTTGAATCGATTGAACGCATCTTTCTGGAAAACGCCGTCAAACGAGATCGCGCCGGACGGAAATGCCCCATTCCGGTACAGGTTCACCCCGAATTCCTCGTACGCTCTCCCGAGCCGAATGGCGCCGGACGCGTATTGGATCGGCGATACGCCGATCACACCATCAAAACTGAGCCCGGGAATATGAAGCACCTGGTCTCGGCTGAGCGTTTTGCCGCTCGATCGATCCGTCAAGCCGATTTTGTATTGCAGACGCTTCGTCTCCGGATCCCGGGAGATCGTCACCTGCTGCCACTGGTACGGATACAATCCGACCAAGTTGCCGCGGCGATCAACCAGACGCTCCGCGACAGCGTTACCCCCGGTATTGAGTGCGACCATGCACATCTCTTTGAAGTTGAACGGGCTCATTTCCTCGTTCGGGCGGTTGTGCAAGATGTCAAAGATGGCGAGATCGTTTCGGGATTCCCGGTCTCCGTCATCCTTTTTCCGGTAGAGCATCACCGGAACGCTGGCGGTCGTTTCGCTGAGCACGCGGATGCAGCCGAATACTGCCGTGTACTTCATCGCGGCAGATGCTGTCAGGGGGCCGGCGGGGAGGGTGATCACGTCTTCGCCAACCAGGAACTTCTGCACCATCTCCTCAAACGAGTTGGAGAACGCAAAACGCATTCGCTGCCAAAACTTCACGGAATCACCGCCTTTCAATCGAGCAAGCTGAGCATGCCGCGCTGGTTGTAGACGAAACCTTCGTCCATGTCCTCAAACAGCATCGCCGTTGCCATCGCGTTGATGAGCGCCACCGTCAGGTCGATACGCTCTTTTGACTTGTTCTTCATCGGCTTGATATTCTCGTTGCCGTCAACCGCAATAACGACGTTACCCCAGCACCACCGGCCGACCGGATGTTTTTCATGCGTCATCCGACCAGTCTTCATGAGATGCTCGATCATCTTCATGGCCGGCGACATGTTCTTCATGTTCTGCTGGATTTCGACAATTTCCATCCCGCCGCGCATGAGACGCTGAGACAACATCCGACTGTTCCATGGGTCGGTGCCAGCTGCCGGAATCTCATACGTCGAATTGGCCGCGAGGAGCTGAGCCTCGACGAAATCATAGTCGACCACCTCGCCAGGCGTCGCGTGGAGGTATTTCTGGTTGACCCAGCGATCGTACGGCACGCCATCCCTCCGGACGCGCTCCTTCATCGAATCCTCCGGGATCCACGCCTCCATGATGAAGCGCCAGTCGTCAAAGCCGTCCTGCGGCGGAAATAGATATACAACACCGGTTAAGTCGGTCGTGCTCGAAAGGTCGATGCCCGGATAGCACTTCTTGCCGACCAGATCGGCCCGACCCCAGTCGCCTGTGGTCTTATCCCACAAGCTAAGTGGTTGCCAGCCGGTGCGCTTCTGGCTGATCCACTGGTTGAGCCTGAGCCAACGGAAAAGGCGCTCTGCCGACTCGCTGTTACGAGCCAGGAGCGCCTCTTGCCGGAGGGCCTCAATGCTGATCGTGTGTCCGAGCGACGGATTGACTCTGTACCAGAGTGCCTCATCAAAGATGTCAACATCTTCCGCCTCTTCTTGGATGCCGTAAATCTTGACATACCAGTGCGGGTCGTGGATCTCGCCATCTCGGACTTTTCGTGCGTACTCGTGAATCTCCCAGCCGATGGACTTGCGATCCGGGTCGTCGCCGGCCGTTGTGATGACCCACCAGAGCGGCTCCTTCCGCGCCGCGCCGGCGCCGAACGTCATGACGTCCCACAGGTCGCGGCTCGGCTGCGCGTGCAACTCGTCGAAGATGACGACGGTCGGGTTGATGCCGTGCTTCGTGTACGCCTCGGCGGAGAGAACCTTGAGCATGGTGCCAGTATGCAGGTTCTTAATTTCCTTCCGGCTATCCAGCACCTTAAGGACGTCATCAAACTCCGGCTCCTGCTCAATCATCCCGAGCGCGGCCTTGTACACGAGCTCCGCCTGCCCGCGGTCCGCCGCGCAGCAGTAAAT